CGCTATCTCACTTCCAGTAGAACTCCGCGATGGCGGTATTCTAGACTTCGGTCGTGAGCACGCACTAGCTTGGTACTCAATCTTCGGCCTTGGTCTAATCACTGACCAAGCAGTTGTTGTAGCAGAAACCAACTAATAGTTTTACCCGCCGAGGGGGGTTGGGCAACCAGCCCCCCAAAGCACATTTATTGAGACACTAAACTGGAGGATACAAATGGCTAGCAAAGTAAAACCAGGCGATGTTACAGGCCGTGTGCGTGAAGCACAGCAGGCTGAGTTCGCTGAAGAGCAGCAGGCTCGCGCCGCTGAAATGTCTATGGCTTCTGCCGAAGCACAAATTAAGCTTGAAACTGAAGTACTTGATGCGACAGTACCTAACCGCCCAACAGTCATTATTGACGAGGCAATCAAGGTAGGCAAGCAAGATGACACAGTTGAAATCCGCGTAATTGAGAATATTGAATCAATGACTCTTGGCGCAGGAAATCATTACTCATTTAAAGCAGGTCAAAAGTATAAAGTAACTCGCGCAGTAGCTAAGCACCTTGAAGAAAAAGGATACTTAGCAGGAGTTATCTAAGCTTAAAATTCGGCGGAGGGGCGGGCATAGTTATGCTCGCCTTCTTCGTTTGAAGAGATTTTTTAAAGGTTTACCGACATTATTGGAACAACAGTATTGAGGGAGTTATAAGTGGCAGTTTTGACTGACTTAATTTCCCGAGTTCGCCTTGAACTTGGAGACCAGCCAAAGCAATTCACTAAAACTTTTACTGGTGATGGTTCCACCACAGATTTTAGTTTAGCAATTAAACCTGTTGATATTTATACTCTTGCTGTCTATGTTAACGGCAGCGCTGTAGCTAATCCTGCTGGATACACCGTAGAGGCTGACCAGGGCGTTATTCACTTTGTTCATACCCCACCAGCAAATGCAGCCATTCTTATTACTGGCACGGTATTTCGTTATTTTACCGATGATGACATCTGTCTTTTTGTTAATACTGCAGTAACTCAACACGTATACAACCGTACTAACGGTAACGGTAGTCAGATGACAATTGGACTTATTCCAGCTGTTGAAGAATACCCATTAGCAATCCTTGCCACTATTGAAGCTTTATGGGCTTTGGCAACTGATGCTTCTTTTGATATTGACATCAATGCTCCCGATGGAGTTTCTATCCCACGGTCTGAGCGTTATCGCCAACTTACTCAAACGATTCAAAATCGTTGGGAACAATATAAGCAACTTTGTTCTGCATTAAATATTGGGCTTTGGCGAATTGAAATGGGAACTCTTCGTAGAGTGTCTCGTACAACTAATAAACTTATTCCAGTTTACATGGCCCAAGAAATTGATGACTCTCGTAAGCCAGAGCGCGTATATATTCAAAATGATTTGAATGGCCGCACGCCTACTCCATCCTACGCAGATGTTGTAGACATTGTTCTTTATCAAGGAGACTCATGGAGTGCGGAGTTTGATTTCTCATTTGATATTACTGGTCTTGAATTTAAGGCACAAGCAAGAACATATCCAAATTCACCATCACTGTACGCTACATTTGATATAGAAATTATTGATGAGCCAACTGGAAAAATTAGATTGTCACTAACTAATAGTCAAACAGAGTATTTACCGTCGCGTTTATTTTGGGATTTACAAGCAACATCTCCAACAGATGACACATACGAACAGACGTTCCTTCGTGGACAAATATTTGTTACTCAGGAGGTAACTGTCTAATGGCTTATTCACCAACTTGTAGATGTACAGGTACTTGTACTTGTGGCGCGGGAATTCAATCAGTTGTTGTTACTGTAGGACAAGGTGGACCTCGTGGTGTACAAGGTCGTACTGGTGCTCAAGGTACAGCTGGTGCTGGTACACAAGGTGTGCAAGGTGCTGTTGGACCTATAGGTCCTGGTGGCGGAGCACAGGGTACAACAGGTTCGCAAGGAGCTAGCGGTACTGGGGCACAAGGAGTTGCAGGTGCACAGGGAGCTACAGGTTTTGGAGCACAAGGTTTTACAGGAGCACAAGGAGCCCTTGGTACACAGGGTATAACAGGTTCTGGAGCTCAGGGAACAAGTGGTTCTCAGGGTATCCAGGGTATTCAAGGCGGTGGGGTAAGTCTTCAAGAGGTACAAGAAGCTATTGCTGGCGCTGCTCTCGGAACAACAGATGATTTAACCGAAGGTACATCAAACCTTTACTTTAGAGTAGATAGAGTTTCATACGACCACATCCAAGATGAAGTAAGTGACACTTGGGTCATAGTTCATAATTTAGGTTTCAAGCCTAACGTTACAGTTCAAGATTCTGCTGGTAGTATTTATGAAGGTGAAATTTCGTATACTAATTCGGACTCCTTGACTATAACTTTTTCAGCAGCGTTCTCAGGCAAAGCATTTTTATCTTAAGGAGATAAATTAGATGGCACGCAAGTTTTTAACCCCTATTGATTTAAATAAGCTTGAGCTTCAGAATGCCCGCATTCAGAACCTCGCATCTGCACCATCTGACCCAGTTGCTGGTCAAGTTTATTTTGACACTTCTTTAAATCTTCTCCGCATTTTTGACGGAACAGTTTGGACAAGCGCTGGTGTACAAGGTACAACAGGTTCACAAGGCACCGTAGGTGCACAGGGCACAATTGGTGCTCAAGGTCTTACAGGAACGCAAGGTCTAGAAGGTACACAAGGTTCTCAAGGCGATAAGCCATGGACTCTTATTGGCGAATACGACAACGGTGTTAGTTACTCTATTGGCGATGCTGTAACTTATGATGGCGGATTTTATTACAGAACTGGTAATCCAGGAAACCCAGGTTACCCACCAACACCAGGTTCAATTACCGCATCATGGACACCTGTTGCAGATAAGGGAGCTCAAGGAACAACTGGCTCACAAGGTTTAGATGGTGTTCAAGGAACAGAAGGTTCACAAGGTCTTGATGGTACGCAAGGACTTGATGGTACTCAAGGCGTTGAAGGTTCACAAGGATTAGACGGAACGCAAGGAACTGACGGAGCTCAAGGTACAACTGGAGCACAGGGTCTTGACGGAACACAGGGTACCGACGGTACCCAAGGCACCGAAGGTGCACAAGGTTTAGATGGTACTCAAGGCACAGACGGAACCCAGGGAACTACTGGAGCGCAAGGTCTCGATGGTACACAAGGAACAGACGGTGCTCAAGGTCTTGATGGAGATGTATATTCCACAACATCTGGAAGTGCACTAACACTTGGAGTTTCTGGTACAGAAACTATTTATCTTGACGGAGTTAATCTAGATTACTCAACTGGTCAAAATATTGTTATTGCTAAAAATGGCGACCTGTCAGAAATTCAATACGCTCAAGTTATTACATATGACAGTGTAACTGGCGCATTATTATTAAACAAGGTTCGCTCTGTTGGAATTGGCTTAAAGAACGCTGGAGAAACACCAGGGTACTGGACAGTAAACCTTGATGGTGCTGTTGGTATCGAAGGTGCACAGGGTACAACAGGTTCTCAAGGTTTAGATGGAACACAAGGATTAGATGGAACTCAAGGAGCTACTGGCTCTCAAGGCCTAGACGGTACCCAAGGTACAAATGGAACACAAGGAACTAAGGGTGCCCAGGGAACTGAGGGTACTCAGGGAACTGATGGTACTCAGGGAACTACTGGTGCTCAAGGACTTGACGGTACCCAAGGTACCGACGGTACACAAGGAACTGAAGGCTCCCAAGGCTTAGACGGTACTCAGGGAACTGATGGAACTCAGGGTGTTGAAGGTTCACAAGGACTTGATGGAACACAGGGTCTAGATGGTACCCAAGGTACAGAAGGTACTCAAGGTACAGTAGGTTCTCAGGGACTTGATGGAACTCAAGGAACTCAAGGAACTGAAGGAACACAAGGTATTCAAGGTACCGTTGGTTCACAAGGAACTGAAGGTATCCAAGGTACTGATGGTATCCAAGGTGCTACAGGTTCATTTGGTGGAGAAACTTTTGAATACAACTACCTAACAAATACTTTAGACACAGACCCAAATGTAGGTAACTTTAAGTTTGACTCTACAAACTTTGGGTCTGTAACTGAACTTTACATCGACAATATCGATGCAAACGCAACAGACATTACCTCTTTCCTACAAACAATTGATGATTCAACATCAGAAATTAAGGGTACATTTAAAGTAACAGATGTTACTAACCCTCTTAACTATGGATTCTTCCAAATCATTGGTTCACACAATGAGAACGGTGGAAACTACTTCACAGTTCCAGTTGCATTTGTTTCAGGTTCGCTTTCACTTAACAACAATGACAACGCATACCTAACATTTGCACGAGTTGGTGACAAGGGTGATACGGGTGCTCAAGGTACTGTAGGTTCACAGGGTACTGATGGTACTCAAGGTGCAAACGGTACTCAAGGCACAGTTGGTACCCAAGGTCTAGATGGAACTCAGGGAACTGACGGAACTCAAGGTACTCAAGGTACTGACGGTACTCAAGGTACTACTGGTGCTCAGGGTCTTGATGGTACTCAGGGTACCGATGGAACCCAAGGTGTTGAAGGTTCTCAAGGTACACAAGGTACTGATGGAGCCCAAGGTACTGATGGAACGCAGGGTACTGTTGGAGCAACATTCCCAACATATTATGCAGAAATTAATGACCCATATGGAATTGCAACGGATGGAAGTTTTGTAGGTCAAACTACAACATTCACTGTTAGTGGTGGACCAGATGGTTATGAATCTCCAAACAGAGTAACTCTTATTGTTAGTGGAGGTACTGCTTCTTACACAGGTTACATCACAGGTGTAACCCCTGGTGCTGGAGTAACTACTTTCCAGGTGTATGTTGATGGATACACAGGTGTGGATAGTGGAGCACAAATTGATTGGTACATGTCCCTATCTGGTATCAAGGGTATCCAAGGTACAACTGGTGCTCAAGGCACTGAGGGAACTCAAGGTATTGAGGGTACACAGGGTACTGAGGGAACTCAAGGAACTGTTGGTAGCCAAGGTCTTGACGGAACTCAAGGAACCGATGGTACACAGGGCACACAGGGAACTGATGGTGCTCAAGGTACAGATGGTCTTGATGGAGATAAGTATTCCACAACATCTAACTCTGCGTTAACACTTGGAGATTCTGGTGCAGCATTTGTATACGTCAATGACTTGTATGTTGACTACTCAGTCGGTCAAGACATCGTTATTGCTCACGCTGTAGATGAAATTCAATACGGTATCGTTTCTGGATTTAACGCAGGAACTGGAAAGCTTGACTTTGTTCGCACACGTTCTCTTGGAACTGGTGCAAAGAATGCAGGAGAAGCTTCTCAATACTGGTCTGTAAATCTAGACGGTGCAGTTGGTGTTCAAGGTGTAACTGGTTCACAGGGCGCAACTGGTAGCCAGGGTCTCGATGGTACACAAGGTACTATGGGTACTCAAGGTACCGATGGAACTCAGGGAACACAAGGTACAGATGGAGCTCAGGGTACTGAAGGTACTCAAGGTCTTGATGGTACCCAAGGACTAGAGGGTGCTCAAGGAACCGAAGGTACTCAAGGTACTCTTGGTGCTCAAGGTACTTCTGGACAACTTGGAACTTACGCAGCGACTATTACTCCTGCAAGCCCATACACAACTAAGTTGTTTACTGTAAATCACGGCCTAGGAACAACAGACATCATGGTTACAGTTTGGGAAATCTCAACTAAATCTGAAGTTGTTACCGACATCCTATACATTGATACGACTAGCGTAACTATTGGTTTCGCAGTGGCTCCGCAATTAGGTGAAACTTATCGGGTCGTAGTAAAGGCCTAATTAAATGAGCAAAAAAGCATTAGTCCCAGTTAACGTACTGGCTAGTGGGGTTACTCCCACTGGCCAGTACGCTGGTGACTTATACTTTAATACCGATGACGTATCAATGCTTGTTTACACAGGAAGTACATGGACAGCAATACCCAACGGTAATATAGATGGTGGAACTCCATCATCTGATTATGCGGGCATCACTGAATTAAATGGAGGGACTCCGTAGTGGCAACAAAGATTCAAGTACGCAAAGGAACATCGTCTGAATGGACCGCTGCCAACCCCATCCTTGCTGTAGGTGAAATTGGGTTTGAAACCAACACTGGAAAGTTTAAAATTGGTCTTGGCGGAACTACGCACTGGGACGCTTTAGATTACTTCCTTGATTCCTCCGAAATTTCAAGCTTAATTTCTGGTGCGGCATTAGGTAGTACTGATGATTTATCAGAAGGCACAAATAATCTTTATTTTACAAATGAACGAGTTGCTACTGCATTAAATAGCGGTACAGAAAGCAACATCACTTTTACATATAATTCGGGCGATAACACTATTGATGTGTCTGTTCCAACAGTTCAAGGAACACAAGGTACACAAGGTTCAGCTATTCAAGGAACTACTGGTACACAAGGTTTAGGTGGTATCCAGGGTTCATTTGGTACACAAGGTACTGCTGGATATGTTGGCGCAGATGGTGCTCAAGGTACTAGAGGTACTCAAGGCACTACTGGCTCACAAGGAACTATTGGTTCTCAAGGAACATTTGGACTTCAAGGAACTGTTGGTTCCCAAGGCGCCGTAGGTTCTCAAGGTGCAGTAGGTTCTCAAGGTGCTGTTGGTTCTCAAGGAACCATTGGTTCACAAGGCACAGAAGGCTCACAGGGCACACTAGGTACAACAGGTTCACAAGGTATTCAAGGCTCTGTTGGTACCCAAGGTACTGTAGGCAGCCAAGGAGCAGTAGGCTCACAAGGTTCAGTCGGAACTCAAGGTACTGTTGGCAGCCAAGGAACAATCGGCTCTCAAGGTATCGAAGGTTCTCAAGGCTCTCTAGGTACACAAGGTTCTATTGGCTCACAGGGAACTGTTGGTAGCCAAGGAACTGTTGGTTCACAGGGTATTCAAGGAACTTTAGGTAATCAAGGTACCACTGGTTCTCAAGGCACAACAGGGTCCCAAGGTTCTGTTGGAAATCAAGGAACTACGAGTTCTCAAGGTACTCAGGGAACTTTAGGTACTCAGGGAACTACGGGCGCTCAAGGAACCGTTGGTTCTCAGGGAGTACAGGGATTAATAGGACCAACAAATACTAACAATGCTCACCTTTCAGTTTCTTTAGCGACTGCAGCAATTCTTCCTAACTCACCAACTTACACCGATGGAGCCACAGATACTGTTGGTGGAACGGGCATTGGAGCCTATCTACTAGCAACAACTAATGGCGCTCTTGTAGTTGATGGCGTAACTGCTACAGCAGTAGGTCAAAGAATTTTAGTTAAAGACCAAGCAACAACTATTCACAACGGTATATATGTAGTTACCACTATAGGAACTGCTGGAACAAAATGGAAACTGACTCGTGCAGATGACTATGATGACAGCAGCACGGGTGAAGTTAATTACGGTGACTTTACTCTTGTTATTGCTGGAAATACAAACGCAGGAAAAACCTGGATTCAAATTTCTTATGGTTCATTATCTAATGGTGACATAAAAATTGGTACGGACCCAATTACTTGGACTCAAACTTCAGGTGTGGGTACACAAGGTACAACTGGTGCCACTGGTGCTGGTGGTGCTATATCTAATTATGGTTCTTTCTACTCAACTGTAGACCAGAGCGCAACAACTGGTGGAGAAGCCGTTCGTTTTGACTCAACCAATATTCAAAATGGTGTGACTCTTGTTACCGATGGCTCTCATTTAACTCGTGTAACAATGCCAGTAACAGGAACTTACCTGATTGACTTTGCTGGTCAACTTGCTTTAACGGGTCCTGGAACTAAACTAGCAAACTTCTGGCTTGTTAAAAACGGCTCAACTGCAGTCTCTACTGCTTTTGACTCTACAGTAACAGATGCAAGTCCAACAATTACTGCGTGGACATGGCAAGTTAACGCTACTGCTGGTGATTACTACGAAGTGTTCTGGAATGGCACTTCAACTAACGTATTTCTTAACTCTGTAGCAGCCGCATCTCCAGTCCCAGCAGCAGCGGGCGCAGTTATCCGTGTATCTCAGGTTAACTATCAAGGTATTCAAGGAGCCGTAGGAACACAAGGTACGGTTGGTTCTCAAGGCACTGTTGGAACACAAGGCGCTGTAGGCAGTCAAGGAAGTGTTGGTTCGCAAGGAACTATTGGCTCACAAGGCACTGTAGGCTCTCAAGGAGCTGTTGGTACACAGGGTGCAATTGGAAGCCAAGGAACCGTAGGTTCTCAAGGTACAACTGGCTCTCAAGGCACTCAAGGCACACTAGGTAACCAAGGTACTAATGGTGCTCAAGGATTGGCAGGCTCACAAGGTCTTGCTGGTGCACAAGGATTAGCAGGTAGCCAGGGAACCGTAGGCTCTCAAGGAGCAGTTGGTAGCCAAGGTACTCTTGGTACTCAGGGCGCTACTGGAGCACAAGGAACAGTTGGTTCTCAAGGCCTTAATGGAACACAGGGAGCAAACGGTACCCAAGGAACTCTTGGTACCACTGGTGCTCAAGGAACTGTGGGCTCACAAGGTACTTTGGGAGCGCAAGGAACGGTTGGCTCTCAAGGAACATTAGGAGCTCAAGGTTCCGTAGGTACGCAAGGCACTGTAGGTAGCCAAGGAACTATCGGTTCTCAGGGCTTAAATGGAACTCAAGGAACTCTTGGAACACAGGGTGCTAACGGTTCTTACGCTAACTCTGCTGCACTAGCTGCAGCTCTTAGCGATGAGACTGGCTCTGGCTCAGTTGTGTTTGGCACTGGCCCAACACTTTCTTTGCCAATTATTGACAACATTAAGTTGGGTTATTCAACTACTGTAACAGCAGCGGGAACCACAACTCTTACAGCCTCAAGCAACAGACAACAGCTCTTTACTGGCTCGTCAACACAAACAATTGTACTTCCAGTAACCAGCACTTTAACAACTGGTATAAGTTTTGAAATTGAGAATAACTCAACGGGTAACTTAACTGTTAACTCATCAGGCGGTAACTTAGTAGCAACAGTTGTTTCTGGCGTAACCCTGCAAGTATTGTGTATTGGAACTACCCTCACTACAGCTGCTGACTGGGATGCTGACTTTATCGGATTCTCAACATTAACTGGTACTGGACCTAACGCCCTCAGCGTTGGTGTTCAGATGACCAACCTAACCATCCAAGGAACCCTCACAGCAGGTGCCAATGGTGTCGGAACTAACGGACAAGTGCTAACATCTACTGGTACAGGAACTACCTGGGCAGCAGCGGCATCTGATGCCACTCCTACAGTATTGATGTTAGGCGGAATGTAGCAATCAAACGTTACCTCAACAGTAACAGTGAAGCTGGGCAAGAATCGTTTGTTCTTAACATGTTGGATGAAAAATCCAATGGCGTCTATGTAGAAATTGGCGCTTTTGAATCCCAAAGAACTAATAATACTTACCTACTTGAAACTGAATTTAATTGGACTGGTGTTGCTTTTGAATGGCTTGAAGAGCCTGCAAGAGATTACAACCAGAATAGAAAAAACCCATGCCTACAGGTTGATGCAACAACCTTTGATTATTTAAATTACTTTATCAGTCATGACTTTCCCAAGCGGATTGACTATCTTCAGGTAGACATAGACCCACCACGGGATACCTTAAAATGTTTAAAGAAGCTACCTTTAGATGAGTATAGATTTTCTACAATTACTTTTGAGCATGATTTATATGCGGGTAATCAAGATGTTAAAGATGAGCAGAAAGAATTACTACTCTCTTTGGGATATGTATTGGCTTTTGAAAACGTAAAAGTCTATGTACCAGAATGGCCTGATAGAGAGTTTGAAGACTGGTGGATTGACCCTGCAGTTGTATCTGAAGACAAGTACCTAGGGGTTAGTCCCTTTGGTCCATTGTAAGAACAGTACTTACATCTGCCACCTGTGGCACTAGCTTAAGCGGTCTGTAAGCCTGTGGCTTTACCGTATAGGTATTAAAGGTAATGTTAAGAAACTTTGGGTGCATTCTAAAGTTAAATAGATACCAGTCAATAGGTGCTTCTATACCTTTGGTTTCAATATCATCAATTATCTTTTGGGCGCTTTTTCTATTAACCGCATACCCACACATTGCCCATTGTTGGTAGGACTTACAGATAAATTTTGCGCCAGGAATATCGTGAGTATTAGAGTTGTATGCAAACAAAGAGTCATTAGGAACATAGAAAGAAAACACTTCCCAATCCTCAGGAAGCTCTTTCATATAGGTCTCTGCTACTGTCTTAAAATTTGGGCTTATAGCAACATCATCCTCAAAGACAATAAGTATCTCTTTATCTGACCTAAGAAAGTTCTTGTAGGCAATATAGTTACTTGCCCAGATACCGCAGATTCCAGAGTTAGAGGGAAACGTCTTACCATTTGCATCGTATTTTTCTAAGGTCTGTACTTTAAACCCTGGATTCTCTTTCATGAACTCATCTACCTTGTCAAAGGTATTGAGGTAAAAAGTAGGTGAATCTAATTTAGGCAAAAATGAAACCTTGTTAAGAATCTCGTTGTAGACTTTATTGCGAAGACGGTCTCCAGTATCTGTATGGAATACCTCGTAAGTGGCGTTCAACATTACTTATTGAACAACTTCAAATTATTTAACGCACTATTAACATAGCCTGGTGCCATCTCATAGTTGTTAAGAAGGTGCTCAAACAATGTCTTGCACTCTTCTTTACGGCCAATCCACCAAGATGCAACAGCTTTTTCAAAGATTAGGCAGTATGGGCCTTCATATTCAACATAGGTAGGCAGCGGCAAGTTATAGGTTGAGGCAGCAAAATTAAGCCCTACCTCAGCAAATGTATGCGCTTTGCGCCAATCGGCATGGCGCTCATACCAACGGGCTAACAAGAAGTACGCCTCTGGTCGTCCAGGTAGATAGCCAATAGCCTCATGCAAGGCATTGAGAAGTGTTGCATCTCTATCATTCTGGTCTGAAAGGCATAGGGAAATCTTTAACAAAGATGCGTAAACAATAAGGGGATGAGTCTCATAACCATACTCAGCAGCTCGTAAAAAGAAAGAGGCAGCCGAAGCGGTCTGCTTTAAGTTTGCATACTCAACGGCTAGTTCAAAGTTTTTTTCGGGGTTAAAAGCATCGGTTGATAGGTCAACAACTAGGGATTCAATTCTATTCATTTACAACCCCCACATTTACATTCATTGGTAGCACAGGCGCACTCTTCGCCCGATTGTAGGAGGCCTTCTCCTTGGCAAAAACGACAATCACTCATGCAATAGCCTCAGCAATCATTTCATCTAGCAACTCCCCAGGTACACGCAAGAGGAAGGCAGCATTGTCTTGGAAACCAAAGGTAAGCAGCAGGTCACCCTTGTAGATAGCTCCGCCTGGGCAGAACTCAATCTGTCCATCTAGGAAAGAGAAGTTCTCTGGGCTATGGCCCAAGAAGTTAAAGTCTCTATCCCAGACAATTAAACGGTGGCGGTAAATAGCATCCTTTTGATTAAGGTAGTTCTTCCACAATTTAACTTCGTGGGTAACTGTGATGTAGTAATTCTTCCAAGGAAGAATCTGAGAACCACCGCGTTGGTCATTTGGCGCCTTGCGTGTTTCCTTAATGAATACTTGTTCTGTCTCTGGCTTATCAGGGTTAGACTTAACCAGCTCAGTAGGCATAGTCCACTTAACAAAGTGGTAAGGCATATCTAGAACTGGCATCCAGTTCTTCTCACAGTATGAGTCGTCTTTTAATGGCGCTGGGATACGAACTCGTTGAACCTCAGTAGCGGTCCACTTATCTTTATCAAGCTCAATCTTGGAGTACTCCATACGACCCACACCATTAGTGGTGGTATCTCTACGAACACCAATGAGGTAAAGGTCTCCATCCCAACGAACTACTCGACAATCCTCTTCGCCCACAAATTCCCAAATAGGTGGGACGTTTAGAGCTGAGTAGTCAACCTCTGTGTAGTTGATGATTTTGTAATCTTCATCTAAACGGCAGAGGTAGTTGACAGTAACAAGCCTTTGGTCTTTTTCAGGGTGAAGGTAGGACAGCGGTCCCCAAGGGCTTGGGAACCTTTGATTTTTTTCGGCGTGATAGAGGGTGTAATTTATATGGCGCAAATTAACCAATATATCTCCATCATCATCTATAAAGATAGAAGGATTACATTGACCTGTACCAGAGGTAAGTGTGGGAGGAATAACCAGGGCTGCTAATTTTCCGCCCCTTGAAACCGATTTATGCACCAAATTCATAGAGCAAACTTTAGCATAAAAGCCTTGAATAAGCCGTGGTTTTAACCCTACATCACAAGAGTTATAGGGCATACTTTCATTATCCCCTTCGAAGGAGTTTAATTTTGGCAACAGCATATAAGACCCTTGCACAAGCAGCTCCAGCGGCAACAACGCTGACTACGCTTTACACAGTGCCTTCATCCACATCAGCTGTGGTATCAACAATCATCATCTGCAACCAGGCAGCCTCTGCTGCTACCTACCGTATTGCGGTTAGCCCAGCAGGTGCGACAGCAGAAGCGAAGCACTACATCGTTTACGGTGCCACAGTTGCAGCCTCAGATACGACCGCTTTGACTCTAGGAATTACTCTAGCCACAACAGATGTGGTTCGTGTATACGCTTCAACTGCAACTCTTTCATTCTCACTCTTTGGCAGCGAAATTTCTTAATTAACTAGTTAGAGGTAACTTCAGTGACTATCACTAACAAGGTTTCATTAAAGAGCGTCATGGCGGGTAACACGCCTATTGCTGACGTTCC